GTACAGAGCTATGCTCGTGGTACACAGATCACTGCTCAAGATCTGAATGATGAAGACTTCACATTGGTTGTTGACCAAGCCAACTACTACGCTTTCAAGATTGATGACATCGAAGCAGCTCACTCACATGTGAACTTCATGCAGATGGCTTCTGATCGTGCAGCGTATCGTTTGCGTGATCAGTATGACCAAGATGTCTTGGGTTATCTCTCTGGCTTCCAGCAAGCTGCTAAGCATACAAATGCAAGCACAGCTCGTACAACAGCCTCCGGAACTAAAGCTTTGACTGAAGCTGGTTCTGATGAGTTGTTGGGTACTATGAAGCTGAAGAAAGGTAGTTTTACCAACATCACTACTGGTTCTGCTGGTGAGCATTCAATTCCTTTGACTCCTCGCCTTCCCGGTGCTACAGCCCTCCCAACAGCAACAGCTTCTCCTTTGATGGTGATTGCTCGTATGGGTCGTTTGCTGGATACCCAGTTTGTTGATTCTGCTGGTCGTTGGTTGGTTGTCGATCCCATCTTTGTTGAGATGTTGAAAGACGAAGACAGCCGTATGTTGAATGGTGACTTTGGTGGTTCTGGTTTGCAGAACGGCTTGGTCATTAACAACTTGCACGGCTTCCGTGTGTATGTTTCTAACAATCTGCCAAAGATTGGTACTGGCCCCGGTACTTCAGGTACTGCTAACCAGAACACAGACTTTGGTGTGATTGTTGCTGGTCATGACTCTGCTGTTGCAACTGCTCAGCAAATCACTAAGACCGAGACATATCGTGATCCCGACAGCTTCGCTGACATCGTGCGTGGTATGCATCTTTATGGTCGCAAAATCTTGCGTCCTGAAGGCATCGTCACTGCTAAATACAACGCTGCTTAAGGAGAAAACTAAATGGCAACTATTACTACTCTCTCTAACGCTGTAGGCGCAGGTACACACCCTAGCCGTTCTGTGCGTCCCATGCCTTATGTTGTTGAAAACACCATTAGCTTGGCTGCTGCTGTAACAGCAAAAGGTTCTGCCTTGGCTGCTGCTGACGTTATCGAAGCTCTCCAGATTCCCGCACAATCTATTGTGTTGGCTGCTGGCTATGAAATCACTGGTGCTGTCACAGGTAGCTGCACAGTGAGCTTGGGTGTTACTGGCGTAACAGCCGCAGCTTATGTGTCTGCTTTTGCTGTAACTGGCTCTACTGCTGTGGGTACTTATGCTACTCCTGCAACTGCTGGTTATCCAATCGTGTCACAAGCTGCTGATACCTTGGACTTGCTGTTGGTTACAGAAACCACTACACTGAGTGCTGGTTCCATTCGTGTCTTTGCTGTCCTCGTTGACGCACAAGACAAGACTGGTCCTGCTTCTGTAGATCGTGAGCAACTGGCTTAATAGCTAGTTGATATAGGGAGGGGCTTAACCGCCTCTCCCTTTTATTGTTTAAAAAATATGTCTACATACATTTCTTTAACGAATGAATTGCTACGAAGAATGGGTGAGGTCGTTATGGACTCCACCGAATTCGACAATGCTAGAAACATCCAAGCTCTAGCAAAGAATGCTATCAATTCATCCATTAGAGAATTGATGCACTCCGCACAAGAATGGCCTTTTTCTTTGTCTACCCAGACACAGACACTAACTGTTGGTACAGGAACATATAGTTTTCCTACTGATACATCCACTGTAGACTGGGATTCTTTCTATTTAAAGAAACTCACTGCAGCTAACAATCAACCTACCCGTCTTTCTGTTCTTACTTACATTGACTACTTGAACAACCATCGTCCTCAAGAAGACACTAATGGTACTGGTGGTTATGGCCCTGCAATTGCTGTTTATCAAACACAAGAGTCTAAGTTTGGTGTCACTCCGAAACCAGATCAGGCTTATGAGATTGAATATAAGTATTGGTCTTTCCCTGCTGACTTAGCTGAATCTACTGATGTAGCTATTATTCCAGATAGATTTACTAATGTATTGATTGATGGTGCTATGTTCTACATGCTAATGTTCAGATCTAATGAACAAGGTGCAGCAGTGTACAAAGAAAAGTTTGATACTGGTATTAGAGCGATGCGAAGACTGTTGCTAGATGAGCCTCTGTATATGAGTTCTACAGCATCTATTAGCCCATCATTCCATCCTAGAGTGTTTTAATGGCAGATAGAATTAATGGCTTTAAAGTAACTTCTATTGGTGGCATGAACACCAATAGGGACGTATTGTCTCAAGGTGAAGAAAGCCCCGGTTCTGCTACACAGCTTATTAATTATGAACCTTCTATTAATGGTGGTTATAGACGTATCAGTGGATTTGCTAATAACTATGGAACAGTTACAGGCACTGGTGCTGTCTTAGGCGTATTAGTAGCAGAAGATTTAAACAATAGTATTTTTGCTTGTCGTAAACCCTCTGCTGGTACAAACTACTTTTATAGGTGGGTAAATTCTTCATCTACTTGGTCAGCCATTACAACTCCAGCAGGTGTTACGATGGTAGGGGTTAAGAAGGTTAGGTTTACTAAGTACAATTGGAGTGCTCCTAAGTTTGTTTTAACTGATGGTATTAATCCAGCAGCCGTGTATGATGGAACAACATATACACAGATTACTCATTCTAATGCACCGGATAGTCCTAAGTATTCAGCAGCATTTAAGAATCATATATTCTTAGCTGGTGATCCTACAGATCCTTATAACTTATATGTCTCTTCTCCGTTAGCTGAGACAGATTTTAATCCAGCTAATGGTGCTGCTGTTATTAATGTAGGCTTTGAGATTGTTCAGATAAAACAATTTAGAGATACGCTGTACATCTTTGGTAAGAATGCCATTAAGAGTTTAACTGGTACAAACATAGCTGACTTTGTTGTCAGTGAAGTTACAACAAATTTAGGTTGTGTTGTTCCAGACAGTGTGATAGAACTGGGTGGTAATCTGCTATTCTTAGGACCAGATGGTTTTAGACCTGTGTCAGGAACGAACAAGATTGGTGACGTTGAACTTGAAACTACTTCTAAGCAGATTCAATTTACCATTACATCAATCTTACAAGAACTTAATGCTGGCTCTATTGATCCAGAATCTTTGAGTTCAGTGGTTCTTAGAAAGAAATCACAATTTAGAATGTTTATTCCTAGTGAGGGAACATTCGGATTGTTAGGTGGTTTGCGTGAAAGAGAAGGTGGTATTTCTTTCGAGTATAGTCAATTGTTTGGCTTTCCTGCTACCTGCTCTTCTAGTGGTTATATTGGTATTGATGAAGTAATTATTCATGGTGATGCTAATGGTAAGGTACATAGACAAGAAACAGGAACTTCTTTTAACACTGTTGAAATATTAAGTGTCTATCAAACTCCTTTTTATTATTTTCAAGATCCTACCATTAGAAAGAACTTCTATAACATTTCTACTTTCTTGAGAAGTGAAGGATCTTCCAGTATTGTTATGGGTGTTTCCTATGACTTTGATGATTCAGTTGGTGTGTTCAATCCTGCTAACTATAACTTGCCTATTGTTGGAACTGCTGCTTATTACAATGAAGCCATCTATGATGCCACAGCCATTTATGATGGCAACCCATCACCAGTGAAGAAGACAAACATTGAAGGCTCTGGATTCTCCATTGCTTTCAAATATGTGACTAATGATACTAATGCTAGTCATACGATTCAAGGATTGGTCTTGAATTATTCAATCAATGACAGACGCTAAGGAGAACTACCTTGACAGGTTATGTAAGACAATCTGCTGCTGACATCGTCCCAACGGGCGTAGTTCGTGCGGCTCCAATTAACAATGAGCTTAATACTCTAAGAGATGCGTTTGCTACTGCTGGTGGTCATAAGCATGATGGCACTACTGCTGAAGGTCATCCTGTTCCTGTTATCGGTGACAGCGACTTATTAAATAAGATTGCTACCGACACAGTTAATAATCGTCATGGTGTGTTTGTTGAAGTTAGTGCTGCTGCTGTTGAGCAAGTGCGCTTCCAAGATGGTGTTATTCTTCCAGTAACCAATAATGATATTGATATTGGTAGCAGCAGTTTTAAGATGAAAGACTTTTATGCTGCTGGTAATTTATACTTAGCAACAGCCAGCCTTACTGGTCAACTTACTTCCACTGTATCTACAGGCACTGCTCCTCTTGTTATAGCTTCTACAACTAAAGTAGCCAACCTCAATGTGGACCAACTTGATGGTGCTGACTGGGCTGTACCTGCTGCTATTGGTTCTACAACACCCGCTGCTGGTACATTTACAAGCCTTACAGCTAATACATCTTTGGTAGCTGCAACTGCTGATATCAATGCAGGTACTATTGATGGTGCTGTTATTGGTGGTAGTTCTGCACAGGCTATAACGGGTACAACAATTACAGCCACTACAGGATTTGTTGGTGGTTTAACTGGTGCTGTCACTGGTAACACTACAGGTACACACACTGGTGCTGTTGTTGGTAATGTAACTGGTAACTTAACTGGTAATGTCACAGCCTCTACTGGTACATCTTCTTTTAATGATGTAACCATCAATGGTGGATTGAACATGGATGCTTCTTCAGCAGCCACCATTACAAACTTAACAGCCCCCACAAATTCTGGTGATGCTGCTACTAAAGGATATGTTGATACATCTATCAGTAACTTGGTAGCATCTGCTCCCGGAGTGTTAGACACTCTAGATGAATTGGCTGCTGCCTTAGGTGATGATGCCAACTTTGCCACTACAGTGACAACCTCCATAGCAACAAAGCTTGCATTAGCTGGTGGCACTATGAGTGGTGCTATTGCAATGGGCACATCTAAGATTACAGGTCTTGGTGATCCAACAGCAAACCAAGATGCAGCAACTAAAGCTTATGTAGACACTGCTGATGCTTTGAATCTACCTAAGTCTGGCGGCACAATGAGTGGTGCTATTGCTATGGGTACATCTAAGATTACAGGCTTAGGTACTCCAACAGATAATGCTGATGCTACAACTAAACTGTATGTTGATGGCATCTTAGGCTCTGCAACCGCTGCAGCCACCTCTGCTGCTGCTGCAGCTACTTCAGCATCTAATGCAGCTACATCAGAAAGCAACGCATCAACCTCAGCAAGTTCAGCATCTACTTCTGCTTCTAATGCTGCAGCTAGTTATGATGCTTTTGATGATAGATATTTAGGAAGTAAATCTTCTGCTCCATCTGTTGATAATGATGGTAATACTTTATTGGTTGGTGCTCTGTATTGGAACTCGACTTCTAGCAACTTGTTCTTGTGGACAGGATCTGTTTGGACTCAAGCTGCATTTACAGCAAGTGGTTTTGCTACACTAACTGGAGCAGAAACACTTACCAATAAAACATTAACAAGTCCTGTTATTAATACACCAACAGGTATTGTTAAAGGGGATGTTGGTTTAAGTAATGTTGATAACACTTCTGATGCAACAAAGAATGCAGCATCTGTTACACTCACAAACAAAACGCTTACTACACCTGTACTGACAACACCCAACATTACAACAGGGTTACAATTAACGGGTACAGAAGGTACAGCAGGTCAGGCACTTTTATCAGGTGGTTCTGGTGCTGCTCCTACATGGGGTACAGCAGGTATATCAGCAGGTAAAGCAATTGCTTTTGCAATGGTTATGGGCTTCTAAGGAAAATTTATGGCAAATCCAAATATCACAAACGTAACTGCCATCTATGGCAATACAACTTATTTAACACCAAGCGGTACATCTGCTGTTGTTCTTCTACCCAATGCTGCTTCATCTGGCAAGGTGTACAAGATCAATCAGATTGTGGCTTCTAATGTGAACGGCTCTGCTGCTGTTAACACCACAGTTTCTGTTTATACCAATGGTGCTGTAGCACAGGGATCTGCTCCCTCTGGTGGTACAGGATATCCAATTGTATCTACAGCATCTGTACCTGCAAATGCTTCATTAATTGTTGTAGACAAAGCAACTGCAATTTACTTGCAAGAAGGAACTTCTATTACTGTTACTTCAGGTACAGCTAGTGGTATTACATACAGTATTAGTTACGAAGACATTTCTTGATAGGTTAAAAGATGTCTCATCGATATCAAGGCGGGTTTATTACCGCTTCCTACAATGGTTTAAAGACCCCGGGTGCTCCAACTATTGGAACAGCTACGTCTGGAAGCGGATCTGCAACTATAGCTTTTACTGCTCCATCTGATATTGGTGGATCAGCCATTACTAACTATGTAGTTTTATCTTCACCCGGTGGTGTTGTTGGTACTGGAACATCTTCTCCTATCACTGTTACTGGACTAACTAATGATACGCCATATACATTCACAGTGTTTGCTAATAATGTATATGGTAATAGTCCAGCTAGTTCAGCTAGTAATAGTGTAACTCCTGCAAACGTTACAACATCAGTAGAAATATTAGTTGTTGCTGGTGGGGGCACTGGTGGTATTATTACTAATATTCGTGGTGCGGGTGGTGGTGCAGGTGGATTGATTTACATATCTTCGTTCCCAACAGCAGTAGGTGCTTATACAGTTACTGTTGGTAGTGGTGGAGCAAGTGCAAGTGGTTCTGCTGCAGCAAAAGGAAACAACTCAGTATTTACTGGAGCAGGTAGAACACTAACAGCACTTGGTGGTGGCTTTGGTGGATATGATGATAATACAAATAATGGAGCCACTGGTGGTTCCGGTGGTGGTCAGTGGTATCCCGGATATACAGGAGCAGCAGCTACACAACCATCTACAACCAGTGATGGTATAAGTACCTATTCTTCTTCAGGCTTTGGTAATAAAGGTGGAGACTCTTCAGGTACTCCTCCATATGGTTCTGGTGGTGGTGGTGCTGGTGCAGCAGGGGCTAATTGGAATACAAGTGGTGGTCCTGTAGGCGGTGTTGGTAAACAATACTCTATCTCAGGAACTGCAACATATTATGCTGGCGGTGGTGGTGCTGATAACTACCCACCTGCCTATCCTCCTTCACATTTTGCTGGTGGACTAGGTGGTGGTGGTGCTGGATATAACGATGCATACAATATTTTGTCAAATGCTACAGCTAATACAGGCGGTGGTGGTGGTGCGGGTGGTTCTGGTGGATCAGGAATTGTTATTTTGCGTTATCCAGACTCTTACATTGCAGCTACCTCTACCACTGGTTCTCCTACAATAACTGTAAGTGGTGGATATCGAATTTATCAATTCACTTCTTCAGGTTCAATTACATTCTGATATATAACATGAGTCATTTTGCAAAAGTAGAAAATGGAGAGGTTACGCAAGTTATTGTTGCGGAACAAGATGTTATTGACTCTGGTTTGTTTGGAGATGGATGGATTCAGACCTCATATAATACATGTGGTGGTCAGCATCCAGAAGGAAGACCATTGAGAAAGAACTTTGCTGGTATTGGTTTTTCTTATGATGCAATTCTTGATGCATTCATCCCATCAAAACCATATCCATCTTGGAAGTTAAATGAAACCACTTGCTTATGGTATGCACCTGTTGATAAGCCTACAGATGGAAAACAGTATGCATGGGATGAACAAACAACAACATGGATTGAAATAGATAATGCCTAATTATTCTGGAATATGGACAGAGCAAGGAATGATGCAAGCAGTGGCTGCAGGTACATGGTCACGCAGACCGGGTGCGCCTACAATTGGTACAGCTACAGCAACTGGCCCACTATCAGCCACTGTCGCTTTCACTGCTTCATCTGATTTGGGATTTGGTACAGTTACATATACAGCAACATCAAGTCCCGGTGGCCTTACAGCTACAGGTACTTCACCTATTACAATGACTGGGCTGTCTCCTTCTACTTCATATACTTTTACAGTTACTGCTACAAACAGTAGCGGATCAAGTACCAGTAGTGCAAGTAATTCAATTACAACAGAAGCTCTTTCTTATGTAGAAGATGTGTTTTCAACATATCTTTATACAGGCACTAATTCAACACAATCCATTGTCAATGGCATTGACTTATCTACTAAAGGTGGGATGTGCTGGTTCAAAATTAGAGACACAGGAACATACAATCACGCATTAGTTGATACTGCCAGAGGTCGTGCATACACAATTGGTTCAGATATTAGTAGTTCTCAATACACAAGTGATGCTGGTAATGACCTCGCATCATTTAATACAAATGGTTTTACAGTTGGCCCTGTTCAGCAATTTAGCGCATACAACAGAAGTGGAAACACTATTGTTAATTGGACATTCCGCAAGCAACCAAAGTTCTTTGATGTTGTGACTTATACAGGCACAGGTTCTAACAGAACTATTGCCCATTCTCTAGGCTCAGTACCGGGTTGGATTATGGTAAAGCGCACAGATGCAAGTGGTGATTGGCAGGTTTACCATCGTTCATTAGCAAACACAGAATATCTTGTTTTAAACAGTACAGCCGCTAAAGCAACTGGTGCAACTAGATGGAATAGTACGACACCTACAAGCACAGTTTTTAGTCTTGGAACTGATGCAACTGTTAACGCTTCTGGTGGCACTTATGTGGCATATATCTTCGCCCATGACGCAGGAGGCTTTGGCGATTCCGGCTCTGAAAATATTATTTCATGTGGGTCATTTACCACGGATAGTAGTGGAAATGTCTCAGTAAATCTTGGATATGAACCTCAGTTTGTAATGTGGAAAAAGATAAGCACAGGAGGTGGTGCTTGGAATATGCAAGACAATATGCGTGGTATGAGAGAAGCAGGGGATGGTCAATTCATAGAAGCCAATTCAAATTCTGCTGAGTATGGTGCATCACAACCTATTCGTGCTAATGCAATTGGATTCTATGGTGCATTAACTTCTAATGCTAGTTCAACCTACATCTATATTGCTATCCGCAAAGGACCGCAAAAACCACCAACTGTAGGCACTACTGTATTTAATGCTCTAACTAGAACAGGTACAAACACTTCTACCTTCACAGCCACTCCCGGATTTACAGCAGACATGGCAGTCACTATCAATCGCACTGGTGCTGTTCCCGGTCAAATCTATGATGCAAGGCGTGGGGGTGTTTACTTAAGATTTTGGGGTGGCTTTGCTGATGACACCATGAACTTCTCAAGAAACAATACTCAAGTTATTGCTGGGAAAAATAATGTATATTTTAACAGCTCCTCACATACCTATGTGGATTGGTACTTTAGAGAAGCTCCAAAGTTTTTTAATACTGTTCTTTACGATGGTAATGGCACTGCAGGTAGGGCTATAAATCATGGCTTAACTGTCGTACCAGAATTAATTTTATTAAAGATGAGAAATTATCCAGACTCTGGTTACTATCCCGGTTGGCTTGTCTATCACAAAGACTTAGGTAATACACAATACATTGCTTTAGAATCTTCTGCTGTTCCTTCTACAACAGGACCGGGATCTGGCGGTTCAATTTGGAATAACCAGTCTCCCACTAGTTCTGTATTTTATGTTGGTGATGATTGGTATGTTAATAAATACCTAACTGCTTGGGGATATCCTGCTAATTATGTAGCTTATTTATTTGCTACATGTCCCGGTGTATCTAAAGTAGGAAGCTACACAGGTACAGGAACCACCAAGCAAATAGATTGTGGATTTACTACTGGTGCAAGAATGGTATTTATTAAGAGAACAAATACTACAGGAAACTGGCTTGCTTGGGACACTGCCCGTGGCATTGTTTCAGGTAATGATCCCTACATTACTTGGTCTGCTTTTGATGGTAGTGGTAATCCACCAGAAACAACCACCACTGATTACATTGATCCGTACAGTGCTGGATTTGAACTTAGTAGTACAGCCCCCGCAGCGATAAATGCCTCTGGTGGCTCGTATATATTCTTCGCTGTTGCATAAGGAAAAATCATGGAAATTCGTGTAAGAAATACTGGTGCTGTTATGTATGAGCAGGAGTTTAAAGACCTGCATACTGGTGTGGGTCTTCCTTCAGTACTAACGGAAGAAGTGTTAAATGCTTGGGGAGCAGACCTTGTCTATGAAGGTCCACAAGCTACTGGTGGTACTGTGTATCAATTCTCCATGCGTAATGGTGTAATTAAGATTGGTAACAAATGGCATACTAAATATATTCTTGGTCCTTTGTTTAAGGATACACCTGAGGATGGTGATAAACCAGCTAAGAAGGCTGCAGAATATGAAGCTGAATATAAAGCCATGAAGGACGCAGATAAAGCTGTTGTTATTCGTCAACAAAGAAATGATCTTTTAAAAGCAAGTGATTGGACACAACTTAGTGACAGCACTATTAATAAAACAACATGGGCTACCTATCGTCAATCTCTTCGTGATGTTCCATCACAATCAGGTTTTCCTTGGACAATCACTTGGCCTACAAAGCCGGAGTAAAGAATGACTCAGAAATATCCCGGTGGAATAATTTCCAAAACTGCCCCAACTCCTGCTGGCCCATATGAGTCTAGCGCAGCGTCAGGTATTTGGACATTAGAACAACAGGCTTATTGGAATAAGCTTGGGCAATGGCCTACGGCTGGAAACAAATTAGACTTTCAATTTAACTATGTTACTTTGCTCTTACATGGCGATGGGACTAATGGCGCACAAAACAATACGTTCTTAGACAGCAGTACAAACAACTTCACCATTACCCGCAACGGCAATACAACCCAAGGTTCCTTCTCGCCTTATGGGTCTAATTGGTCTAATAATTTTAGTACTTCGGCTTTGATACTTCCATCATCATCAGCATTAAATGCTGGAACTGGAAACTTTACAATTGAGGCGTGGATTTTTCCATCATCTGGTGGTTATTTAACTGGAACTAGTGGAGGTACGTTGGTCTTTGCGCCAGATTGTAATGATGGTTTTATTAGACTTGGTAGAGAAAATGTAGCGTTTGATGTAGAAGTAAATGCTGGTGTTGTAAAAAACAAATGGCAACACGTTGCAATTTCAAGGTCTGGAACAACGGTATATGTTTTTCTTGATGGTGTTTTAAAAGGAACAGGAACATCAAGTGAGTCATATACGCTTTCTACCTCACATATTGGTATGGGTGGCACAAACTATATTGGCTACGCATCTAACTTTAGATTTGTTGTAGGAACTGCGTTATACACAAGCGGTTTTACGCCATCCACTACGCCTCTTACGGCAGTCTCTGGTACAGCATTATTAACTTGTCAAAGCAATCGTTTCAAAGATAACTCATCTAATAATTTGACCCTTACACCAAGTGGCACTCCAACTGTTCAACGCTTCAACCCATTTGGTACTGCTGCCGCCTATTCCACAAGCGTGATTGGTGGGTCAGGGTACTTTGATGGTAACGGGGATTTTTTAAGTGCCCCTGCAAATGCAGTTTTTAGTTTTGGAACTGGTGATTTTACTATTGAAGGGTGGGTCTACCCAACCGGAACAAATACTGGCGCACCAATGCCTATTGTAGAGATTCGCACAAATGCTACAAACACAACTGGATTTGCGTTTATGCGTGAAGCAAATGCTTTAACATTAAATGTTTATCAAAATGGATATAAAGGTGCTTCTACTAATTCTCTAAGACTTAACGCAT